CCCTGCATGTTATAGACTTCAAGCATGTCTACGTCGAAGTAGCGACGTTCTTTGGACGAACCTAGGATTTCACCCGTGTTATCTGCAAATGAAGCCTTGCGTGGCTGCGCAGTATATGGACCGGCATATGAGTTTTCTATGACGCCGTCATCACCCATACTACCACTAGGTCTACCACTCAGCGCACCGGAGACACCACTCGTAATTCCAGAGACAGCGAGCATAGGTGCAGCTTTAGAAATGATACCCGGAGTACCGCTAGGTAGACCAGCGCGCACGGCCTGACCGAAACGCGAACCTAAGCCGCCTGTGAACTGTGCGCCTGTTGCTGCTGGAGAGGCTACGCCTGTCATCGCTGCCTGTGTTCCTGAGCCAAGTACGCTTCCACCCATTATCGCTTGCGTCTGCACAGGGTTAAGACCCGCACCAGCAGTACCGATACCGGTGCCAGTACCGGACCCTATACCGGATATAACCTTATCAGAAAACTGCCCAGTGAACCCGCTAGGGGCAATAGCACCGGTAGACGCACTTCGCCCTAAACCGGGGATAATCTTATCAGTAAACTGCCCACTCAACCCGCTAGGGGCACCAGTATTTGCTGTTACATTGACGGCATTCTCAAGGGGGGCCGAACCCAATTTAGCTATGTTTGCTATGTTCCCAGCTTGGGAGATACCCTGACCCATATTAGCGCCGAAAAAACCCGCCTTGTCGCTAAGTACCCCAAGTGCGTTGTTCGAGATAGAACCACCGAGGCCAGCCATACCAGCCATACCTGCACCACCGAAGGCACCGAGACCGGCCATCAAGCCTTTCTTCAAGCTACCAGTGCGTGCGAACTGCCCTGCGCCTACGAGACCAGCAGCAAGGGGGGCACCGACGCCAGTAGCCGCTAGGGCTGCACCAAGTATCATTGGGAGGAGCTTACCCAGCCAGCCTGCTTCGGGGAGACCTGTTTCTGGGTTAATTGTGAGTGAGCCACCATGTGCCATGGCTAGACCCTGAAGACTGTTAACCTCACCCGGTGTCATGTGGATAAGCATAGAGTCTTCGCCGCGACCTTGCGACTGCAGTTGCTGCGCCATAGGGTTTTGAGCTACATTGAGCCCACCCTGCATAGGAAGACCACCCGTAGTGCCGGGTATGGGGGTGCCTAGCTGTGGGGGATTACCCATAGGTGAAGCTGCGTTGTAGTTCATTATCCTTTATCCCTACGTCGAAGTTATTGTCTGCCACGCGGCACCAGTGTATACACAAAGTTTTCCTAATGTGGTATCGAAAACTACCCAACCTGCACTTGGGGCTAACGCATTCTTTTGAGTAGTAGTTACGTTCCTTGTTGCAGCTATACCATTAAAGGTATCAGCCGTATACTTCTCAGCGTTATTAGCTGCACGTGAGTCAAGCTGTGAGAAGTAAGTTTCAAGCACGCGGATAACCTGCCGCAGATACTGAGGGTCGTATTGCGCTGGGGGGTTGGGTATCGGAGCGGCTTTGAACCTATCTAGTGCCATTAACGACGCCCATCTGGACGTGCATCCAAGCGCGGTGCACCAAGCTGCCATTGAACACCGAGAGTTTCCGACCTGACTTTAAGCGCCATCTGGCGGGCACGTGCACGGACAAAGACCTGATCGGTATACACGCCAACCGAAGTCTCGATGACGCGCTGGGTGTCAGCCGCATCCGCACTAAACGTACTGCCGGGGAAATTACGTGGTCGAATAGTAAGCGTCACTTCGGGAGATGCAGCAGTCGAGCCCTCAAAACCAACGTCAGGCAGTATACGCCGAGTCAGCATGAACTGGTCGCCGTCTTCAAGGTCAAAGTCAGACGACTGGATGTAGCTGTCCATCGGTAGCACATCGTCATCTAGACCATCCTCATGGTTATAAAGGTATCCCGGACCAGTGGTGACGGTGATGCCATTTACAGTAATCGCCGTGTTTGACGCCTGAGGGTTCTGCCGTAGCGGTGTGTCGAGCCACGCTGTCCGGTCTAAAGTGCCGTAGTACCAGATACGTTCAAGGTGGTTATAGACCACATAGGCGTTGTTATAGTCGCTATCTGCCGTAGGGTAGAACCACCAGATTTCGTTCCACTGCTCATTGGTCCCGCAAATAATCTGTTCGGATTGGTCGAAGTTAATATTGTTGAACACATGGTTACGCAGGGTGCAGGGTAGCGTCTCAACGCGACCAGTATAGGCATAGAACTTATCTTGGCCCATCCAATAGGTGATGTTCGCAGCCGAAGCCACCGCACGGGGCGAAACAATCGAGATATTGTCCGCATATTCCTGCAAACCGAACACGTCGGTCGTGCCAAGGAACTGGAGCGTATACAGGTTGGTATCAGTCCAAACCAAGATTTCCTGACGAGTAGGCAGTGCCCGTACGATACGTGAACCGCGAGAAACGCGTAAGTCACCAGCAGTGTTGGTTGTGGTAGGCGTCCAATCTCCCGGAGTATCTTGGTCAGCCCAACGGATCAGAAGCGGGTCAAAGTCTCCAGTGCTGGTCGAACCAAACGGCACAGCGCCAAAGGCGATAAGGTGCTTGTCCTGCTGTGATGTTAATAACTGCATAATCTGTACAGGAACGGAAGAAGCCGTGAACCCTTCGTTAGTGGCATAGGCTTGAAGCGTTATTGCGTGTGTGGCCAGTGAAGTAGAAGGATCATCCGTTGTACCGCGCACCCACCAATAACCCGCACCGTTACGGATATTCATCGCAAGGTCGTTGTCGAAATTATCAAACCACCAGTCGCGCTGTGGAAGGTTAACACCACCTGAAGTCGTACCAAGACCCCAAGCGTCACGTCCCCAAGTACCCGCACCCCAACCAAGACCAGCAATGGTAATTGCATTACCCGGCTCAATTTCGGTTTGCACTGTGTAGCCCGCGCCGCTTACCGATGTGGTAGACGTCGCTGCCGTTGTTGCGACAAACGTGAAGCTGTTGGCCCCCGTCACAGTGATGGTCCGGACGCCATTAAGTTCAGTAATAGGGATGCCACCAAGAGCCGAGGCAAAGCCAGCAATCTGCACAGGCTCGCCGGTATCAAGCCACGAAGGAAGCGCAGTCGTCGTGGTCACCGTGACGGTCGTGGAGGTATTGGTTACCGCAAAAGTGTTCGACCCCGCAAGCGCAGCGGCAAAGGGCGTGATATCGTTAAAATAACCACCGTTCTCGATATAGACTTTATCGTCCGTACCCAACGCAAGAAAATTATCTTGGTAAGAGGTAATCCAGTTCCACATCTGGCGGCACACGCCGTCAAATGCAGTGGGGGTAGATTTTACCCAACCACCAACTTTTTCGGGATAACCTGAGCGAAACCGTATCTTGTCGCACTCGTACCAGCCACCCTCGTTGGAGTAGTCGGTCTGGTCGCGGTTCACACCGGGCTTAAACTGGAGCTTGATGAATGGCATTAGCTGAACAACGTCGCGGTTAAGTCTATGGTGGCGGTATCGAGTACGGTAGCTGTTCCTACACGCCGTATTTGTACGGTAAACTGACAGGCCGAAGTATTATCTATTGAATATTCCTCCAAATACCAGTCACGAGTGGTTGAGAGAGCAAGCCAAGAACCTGTGGTGCCGCTAGTCAGTGAACCGCTAACAATCGTAGCAAGAGCCTCATAGTTAGAGGCTTGTGCTGTCGGCGTACACCATGTTTCTAGTTCCGTAGCACCGCCCGACGTTGTCACTTCGTACACTTTCCCGTTAGAACTTAGGCGATACCCCGCTTGTGGGATAACCGGGTCAGTCGTTGCATCAGATATACTTTGGTCGGTAATCGAAATAGTAACCGAACTCTTGCCATAAAAGTTGGTGGGCACGATAATAGCGCCTGATGCAACCTCCGCTAACGAGCGCACATTGGCGTCGTTCATCGAAACCTGTGCGGTAGCCGACTGGCTTAGTTCGAGGTTGATTGACTCCCCCGTAGTGCTGCCACCCAAGCTAATTGGTCCTGATGCGTTAAGCGTCATTTCTTAAGTGCCTCTACCTCGGCGCGTAGTTCAGCGATAGCTTGGAAGGCTACGGCAACCAGTTTCTCATAGTCAACGGCCAGCGTGCCATCTTCGCGTTCGCGGACAGCCGCAGGGAATACAGCTTGCACATCCTGTGCGATAACACCGAAGTCGCTCTTACGGACAAAGTAACCATCCTCACCGCCACGCTCTGCAATATACTCATCGGTCCAGTCAAATGTCTTACCGCCAACTGCAGACACAATACCAAGTGCGTTCTGGATCGGCTGTACGTTTTCCTTCAGCCTTGCATCGGACGAGTAGTAAGCAGTGACGTTGTTGGTTGCACGGATTTCACCAGCAGTACCAGATGGCGCTGTGCCAACGCCGAGAGATGTAAGCTGCGTTCCAGTTTCACCAAACACTGCCATGTTAGTAAAAGAATTTGTGTTTCGCAGAATAATCTGCCCAGCAGTCGCACCGCCACCTGCAACGTCAAAGTACATTGCTTGGCCGGTGGTGCCAAAGTTCCGTACCCCAGAGTTATCGCCAACTTCGAGCGCCGTGGCGGCGGTAGCCGTAGATATGTAACTAACTGCGGTATAGCTATTACCCGTATTCAGCGCGTTGGCCGTCGTGGCTGTAGTGGCATTTGTCGCGTTCGTAGCGTTGGTCGCATTCGTAGCGTTGGTCGCATTTGTTGCCGTTGTAGCTGATGTCGCCGTCGCAGCGTTACCACCTATAGAAAGACTAGCTGCCGTGCCGGTAAGGCCCGCACCCGAACCGTTGAATTGGGTTCCAGTGACCGCTCCAGACCAAGTAAATGTACCTGCGGACGTTACAATAGCATAGCCCCACTGAGAAACCCCAGTGCTGTCGCGGACTTGTAGGATTGCGTCGCCACTCGTTGCGTTTCCGCGCAGAACAAAACCACCTGAGGTACCTGCGTTAGGTGTTGTGGCGTACACTATGCCTGTTGAGTTAAGTTCAGCCACCGTATAGCTATTCGACACATTAAGCGCATTTGCCGTAGTGGCTGTGGTGGCTGTGGTTGCTGTAGTGGCTGAAGTAGCCGTAGTGGCTGTTGTCGCCGTCGCGGCGTTACCACCGATTGAAAGAGAAGCAGCCGTACCGGTCAACCCGGTGCCTGCACCAGCAAAAGTAGTGGCAGTAGCAGTACCATTGACTTGAAGCGCAGTTGATGGGGAGACGGTCCCTACGCCCACATTACCAGCACTAGAGACGTACATCCGAGTGGCAGAGTTAACGCTGATATAGAGGTCCTGCGCGTCGTTGTAGATCGACGAATTATTACCCCCAGTTGCCGACGAAATAAGGAGGTCACCGCCACCACCGATGGTGAGGTTAGCACCAGTTGATAGCGTACCACCGATAGCCGCATTCCCAGTCGTAGTGAGCGACGTAAGGTGAGTAGATACATCAACTACGTTGGTACCGTTATTAAAGACCCACATGGTTTTACCAGCCGGAACTGCGATACCTGTGCCGGTGGTGTTCTTTACCGTGATTGTGCCGTCTGTACCATTGTTAACGATGTACGGCTTCTCAATTGCTGGGACGATGAGGTTATATCCAGAAGTCGCAGTGCCTGTCAGGTTAAGGCGTACATTACGCGCAGTCTGCGTAGCGTTCGTATCCGTCAATGTGAGCGTGACATTGGCACTAGAAAAGGCGACATCCGCCGACCCAGTAATAGCCTCTTCAAGAGCAGTACCAAGGTTGACGTTCGTGACGTTACCCCATGTGGTTGAGTTCTCGCCAGTGGTCATCAACTGGATTTTAAGGTTGCTATATGTACTTGCCATCTTCGTTCCTTACGTCGGTATCTGTACCCAAACAACGGTGTTGCCATCTACGACTTGCACCCAGTTCCCAGTTTGGGAATCCTCAACGGCTTGCCATTCTGGCGTTTGCGTATCGCTTATAGCAGACCAGCCTGCGCTTTGCGAGCCATTTATATCTTGCCAGTTCGGGTCTTGATTGTCATTAATGACACTCCAAATAAGGACGCGGGATACGCTACCCGTTGTTTGTACGCCAGTAACTAAAACATTAGAACTATTTATAACAGTTACGTTGCCCAACGACGTCGAAGCGGAAACTCCGGTGACGTTTACGGATGTCCCAACGGCGACAAAGACGTTCCCAACCGAGGTAACTGACGATACCCCACTAACAACCACGCTGGCTTTCGCCGTAGTGGCAACGGTGCCAACCGAACCCGTACTTGCAACCCCGGTGACGTTTACACGAACTTTACCGGTAGTCTGAACCGAACCGACCAGACCCGCTGCAGCGACGCCAGTAACTGCTGTGGTAGCTTTACCCGTTGCGGTAAGTGTACCGACTATGCCAGCGGCGGAAACCCCTGTAGGTGCTATGTTAGCATTGGCACGAGTTGTTACGGTGCCAACCGAACCCGTACTTACAACCCCGGTGACCGAGACCCTTTGTGGGATAGACGCAGTAACTGTACCAATGAACCCATTAGCTGCGACGCCTGTAGGTAGTGCGTTGGCTTTAGCTGAAGTTGTAGCTGTACCAATAAAGCCGCTGGCCGAGACGCCCGTTAGGGTGGTGTTGGCTTTAGCTGAGACTGCAGCCGTGCCGATGAAGCCATTGGCCGCTACGCCTGTAAGCAGTGTGCTGGCTTTAGCTGAAACCGTGGCCGTGCCGACAAAGCCGTTGGCTGCTACGCCAGTGACTGAAAAGCGAA